AGAGGCCTTGATCATGGCTTCCATCGTGGAAAAGGAAACCGGGGTGGCGGATGAACGCCCGCAGGTGGCCAGTGTTTTCATCAACCGACTGGAGCGCGGGATGCGGTTGCAGACGGACCCGACGGTAATTTACGGGATCACGCTGGGGCAGGGGGTACTCGGCCGTGGCCTTCGGCAAAGCGAATTGCGCCGCGAGACGCCCTATAACACCTATGTCATCGACGGCCTGCCGCCGACGCCAATTGCCAACCCGGGTGCATTGAGCATCCGCGCGGCACTGCACCCCGACAAGACCGATTATGTGTTCTTTGTGGCCGACGGGACGGGCGGGCACGCCTTTGCGGTGACGCTGGAAGAGCATAACCGCAACGTTGCTCGCTGGCGCGAGATCGAACGCCAACAGGGGCAGGAAAACGCGACGGGTGTGCAGGGCGAATGACCGGCGACGCCTTCCGGATGGTTAAGCAAAGGTAAAGGCTGCGCGCGGCAAGCCTTTGATCGCATTGAATTTTTCGCTTGACCCGGCGCCCGGTCCGATGTAGTGATTGTGACATGCTAGAAGAAGTGTCGGAAGCGGCGGGGCCAGCCCCTTGCCGCTTTTTCCATTTCTGCTCGTCCGGAGGGACAACGCGGCGGGTGTGGCAGCAGCATGAACATGAATATGACCTCGACGAACATCGCGGAACAGTCGGCGCTTCAGATTCTGGAGGAGGCTTCGGCCCTCTACCGGGAGGCGGCGGTTGAGCTTTTCTCTGCGGTGAAGGTGGCAAAACAGGGGCAGTTTGAGGGGGCAAAGGCCGCGGCGCAGGCGGCCAAAGACCTGAAGACGGCGCTTGATTGGGTGATGGACGAAAGGAACCGCCTTGAAAAATTCCGCAGAACAGCTGCCGGGGCCGTCGGGGCAACGGAGCTTGACCTTGGAGCCGCGCGCGATGAGATCGGGCGCCGCCTGGCTTGCCTCCGCGACGCAGGAGGCCGTTGACGGGTTTCTGGAGGGTCTGTCGGATGAAGCCCTGCTGGCCCTGCCGTGGATCTTCGAATTCTGGGCCTTGCCGCATCAGCTGGCGCCCGACGGGGCGTGGAAGACCTGGGTGATCCTGGGTGGGCGCGGTGCGGGCAAGACGCGGGCGGGTGCGGAATGGGTGCGCGGGCAGGTGGAAGGGAGCCGGCCCGGAGATCCGGGCCGGGCGCGCCGGGTGGCGCTGGTGGGCGAGACTCAGGACCAGGTCCGCGAGGTCATGATCTTTGGCGAAAGCGGGATCATGGCCTGTTCGCCGCCCGACCGGCGGCCGGAATGGAACGCCACAAGGCGCAGCCTGACATGGCCGAACGGAGCCGTGGCACAGGTCTATTCGGCGCATGATCCGGACAGCCTGCGGGGGCCACAGTTCGATGCCGCCTGGGTGGACGAGCTGGCCAAGTGGAAGCGGGCCGAGGAAACCTGGGACATGTTGCAGTTCGCGCTGCGTCTGGGCCCGAACCCGCAGCAGGTGGTCACGACCACGCCGCAGAATGTGGCGGTGCTGAAGGCGATCATGAAAAACCCCTCTACCGTGATGACCCATGCGCCGACCGAGGCGAACCGGGCCTATCTGGCGGCGACCTTCCTGGAAGAGGTGCAGCGACGCTATGGCGGCAGCCTTCTGGGGGCGCAGGAACTGGAAGGCCGGCTGATCGAGGATGTGGAGGGCGCGCTGTGGACGATGACCATGCTGGAACGGGCACGGGGAAGCGCGCCCGAAAAGCTGGACCGGATCGTGGTTGCCGTCGATCCGCCGGTCAGCGGCAAGGAAACCTCGGACGAATGCGGGATCGTGGTCTTTGGGGTTACGACCGACGGCCCGCCGCGCGATTGGCGCGGGGTGGTGCTGGAGGATGCCTCTATCCGCGGGTCGGCGATGGACTGGGCGCAGGCGGCGCTGGACGCCTTCCATCGGCACGGCGCCGACCGGCTGGTGGCCGAGGTCAATCAGGGCGGCGATCTGGTGGAGGCGATGGTGCGGCAGGTGGACCCGATGGTGCCCTTCCGCGCCGTGCATGCTTCGCGCGGCAAGAGCCAGCGGGCAGAGCCGGTGGCGGCGCTGTATGAGCAGGGGCGCATCCTGCACGTTCCGGGCCTGCAACGGCTGGAAGAACAGATGTGCCGGATGAGCCGCCGTGGATTTGAAGGCAAGGGCAGCCCGGACCGGGTGGATGCGCTTGTCTGGGCGGTGACCGAGGCGATGCTGGAACCGGCGCGCAAGATGATGACGGACCCGAGGGTGCGCACGCTTTACCGCTGAGGTCAGGAACGGGCCGGGGACAGACCCCACACGATACGGAGATCGGAAAACATGGTGTTCAACTTCCTGCGGCGTGGCGCCGAAGCGCCGGCGCCCGAACCTGCATTGCAAAAGAAGGCCAGCGCCACCGGCAGGGTGATGGCCTTCGGGTCTTCGGGCCGCGTGGTCTGGAGCCCGCGCGATGTGGCCTCGCTGACGCGGAACGGCTTTCTGGGCAATCCGGTGGGCTTTCGTGCGGTCAAGCTGGTGGCCGAGGCGGCGGCGGCATTGCCGCTTGTCTGCCAGGATGCCGAGCGGCGTTATGACCGCCATCCGATGCTGGCGCTGATCGACCGGCCGAACGACAACATGGGGCGGGCCGAGTTTCTGGAGGCGGTCTATGGCCATCTTCTGCTGTCGGGAAACGCCTATCTGGAGGCGGTGCCGGGCACCGGGGCGCTGCCGGGCGAATTGCATGTGCTGCGGCCTGACCGGATGAGCGTGGTGCCGGGGGCGGACGGCTGGCCTGTAGCCTATGATTACGCGGTGGCAGGCCGGTCGCACAGGTTTGACATGCGCGGCCCGGTAAAGCCCGTGTGTCATCTGAAGGCCTTTCACCCGCAGGACGATCATTATGGCCTTTCGCCGCTTCAGGCGGCGGCGGTGGCGGTGGATGTGCATGGCGCAGCAAGCGCGTGGTCCAAGGCCTTGCTGGACAATGCCGCGCGGCCCTCGGGTGCGATCGTCTACAAGGGGGCGGATGGGCATGGCGGGCTGTCGCCTGATCAGTATGACCGCCTGCTGTTCGAGATCGAGGCCAACCATCAGGGCGCGCGCAATGCCGGGCGGCCCATGCTTCTGGAAGGCGGGCTGGACTGGAAGCCGATGGGGTTCAGCCCCAGCGACATGGAATTCCAGAAGACCAAGGATGCCGCCGCGCGCGAGATTGCGACGGCCTTTGGCATTCCCCCGATGCTTTTGGGCATTCCGGGTGATGCTACCTATGCCAACTATCAGGAGGCCAACCGCGCTTTCTTTCGCCTGACGGTGCTGCCGCTTGCGGCCAAGGTGCTGGCCGATATCGGCCATTGGCTTGGCGGCTTCGGGGAGCCCGGTGTCGAGGTGAAGGTGGATCTGGACCAGATCCCGGCGCTTGCGGCGGAGCGCGATCAGCAATGGGCCCGGGTGGGGGCCGCCGAGTTCCTGAGCGTTGCGGAAAAGCGGCGTCTTCTGGGCCTGCCTGCGGTGGCGGAGGAGGAATGACAGGCCGCCGGTCGCCGGGAGGGTCGCGCTATCTTTACGACAGTTTCGATGCGGCCGCGGCGCGGATCGAAGCGAACGAGCGCGTGGCCGAAGAGCGTTGGGTGGCGCTGGAGTTTCGCCTGCGCCAGATCGACGAGGCGCTGGAGCGGTTGGAAAAGCGCATCTGGCTGGGTGTTTACGGGGTTGCGGCCTTTCTGCTGGCGCAGGGGGCCGAAGCCATTCTTCAAACGGCGATGAGGTGAGGCGATGGAAGCGAATGGGGCGCCGGAGCGGAAGTATCTGCGACCGGAGCAAGGCTTGACGCTGACGGACGGGCACAGGATCGAAGGCTATGCCAGCCTGTTCGGCGTGAAGGATCAGGGCGGCGATCTGGTGATGGCGGGGGCCTATGCCCGCTCGCTTGCCCGGTTGCAGGCGCGCGGCGAAAAGGTGCGGATGCTGTGGCAGCACGACCCGACCCAGCCCATCGGCGTCTGGGACGAGGTGCGCGAGGATGCCTCGGGGCTGTGGGTCAAGGGCCGCATCCTGACCGAAGTGGCGAGGGGCCGCGAGGCGGCTGCGCTGCTGACGGCGGGGGCGATCGATGGGCTGTCGATCGGCTATCGCACGGTCAAGGCGGAAAAGGATGGCAAGGGCCAGCGGCTCTTGTCCGAACTGGAGCTTTGGGAAGTGTCGCTGGTGACC